GGGACCCGTGCCCGACCTGCCAGCACTACCGAGTACGGCCCGGCGAGGCAGCGTGCGAAAGCTGCACCACCGCCGCAACCACCGGACCGGTCTCCGACGGCAAGCTCGCCGAGCTGCTGGCCGAAGCCGCACGCCGCGCCACCGAAGCCGAGACACCCGCATGACCCCGGACACGCGTCACGAGTCCGTCACCAGGACGGCGACGGGGCGGGGCGGCACAGCCGGTCAGTTGCCGAGCTGCTCGTCGATGACCTCCGTCGCGATCTGCGAAACCTCATCCGTCGTGAGCCCGAGACATGCGGGAGGCTCGGTCGGGGCGCCGGTGAGCTGGATGGTTCCGGGCGCGTACTGATCCTTGATCGCAGCCTTGCAAGCGACCGGGCCGGGCGCGCCGTAGTCCCCCGTGGGCGTCGCGTCTCCGTCGCCGCCACCGGAGCAGCCGGTGAGCAGCAGGCCGGTGGTGAGCAGGCCGATGGCGGCCGTTGTGGTGCGGGTACGCAAAGCTCCCCCTCGTGTGGTGATGAGACGGGGAGTCTTACGCCCCACCGCCCGGCCTGTACGGGACGTGACCAAGTCGTGACGCACGACCGAGGCCGACGGCAGCGCGGCCCGCCACCAGCCGAGGCAGGTGCACCCGCGTGATCCCGACCGCGCATTAGGCCAACCGGTAGGCCAACGCGTAGGCCATGCGGGGTTGCAACACCAGGAGGGATCACGACGATGCAACCCGATGTGGCATCACCGGGAGACAGTCACCACCCGGACGTAACCTCAACCACGCACCAGAAGGAGCAACCATGGGCGCCGCACTCCACCTCGCCGAAGTCCACCAGGCCCCACCCGGCCCCAAGCGGAAACGCAAAGGCGGCGGAGGAGGCGACGACGGCTACGACACACTGGTGGAACAGGTCTACCGCGACAAGCGGATGACGTCGGAGTCCCGCGAACTGATCCTGCTGCTCGCGTGGCTGAACAAGCGAGACCCCGCCCGCTACGACAACGACGGCACCTACATCAGCACGTGGGACCGCTCCGAGAAGATACTCGGGCTGGACGTCCTCGGGCGCTCGCAGACCGCGCTACTCATCGACGCAGACCGACCCCGCTACGAGCCGGACAAGAGCGAAGCAATCTGGCACGAAGACCGGTGCTCCGCACCGATGGTCCGCCGCGCCGGCGAGTGCGGCCAACGCGCAACCGCCAAGTCGTTCAACGTCGATCCGGTCACGGGATGGCACACGCCGATCTGGTACTGCTCCCGGCACCACGCCTACGGCGAGGCATGCACGGCGGCCCTGCGCGCCATGGACTTCCCCGAGCCGATCCCCAATCGCGGCGGCCTGCTGCCCTCGTTCCTGGTGCTCAAGACGGGCGATGAGGGCTGGACGCGGCTGTACGCCTGGGGGTCGAATGTGGCCCGCAGCCGCTGGGAGCCGCCGAAGCGGTACGGCCTGTGCGCCGACGACTGGCCCATCCCCGGGAAGGAACCCGCCCTGCCCCGGGCCCGGTTGCGGCTGGCCGCCCTGGACGGCGAACTCCTCGGCCCGGGCGCAGGCTGACCGGTGTGGGTTCGCGCCGGAAATTTTCGGCGCGAACCCACACCCCGGGGCCGGCGCCAGCAGCGGCAGCCCCGACACCGGCGCCAGCGCACCCGCATGATCCGGGCACGGGACCGCCAAACGGATGTCCGACCGGAACCAGCCTTGATGCTGTGCGGGTTTCCTGCAAATATCGCCGCGTGGACAAGGTCGATGAGTTGCCGAACACTTCGGCCCTCCTGTCATTCCAGGCCGAGAACATCCGATCCTTCCGCGGCGAGTGGGGGCTGTCCCTCCTGGCGACAAGCCTCGCCGAGAAGTCGGCGGTACGAAAAGTGGTCTGGCGGTCCGGCGGCCGGACGATCGATGTCCTGCCAGTGGCGGGCATCTTCGGCGCCAACGCCTCGGGCAAAACGAACGTACTCAAAGCCATGGCCGACATGCAGGGGCTGGTCCTGCACTCCTTCCGGATGGGCATGCCGGGCGGAGGAGTCCCCCGGCGCCCCTTCCTCCTGGACCCGCAGGCCCGGCAAGCACCGTCCCGGTTCGAGATCGACCTGATCCTGAGCGGCGTCCGCCACAGCTACGGCTTCACCGTGGACGACCAGAAAGTCGTGAGCGAGCGGGCCGTCCGATACCCACACGGCCGCGCCGCACTCCTGTTCGACCGCACCGGCGACCAGGTGAACCTCGGGGCGAGCAACCGCCCCCGGGGTGAGGCAGTCAAGACGCTGCTGCGACCGAACGCCCTGTTCCTGTCCACGGCGGCATCGGCGGGCCACCCGGACCTCCTGCCGCTGTACACATGGTTCGAGCAGAACCTGGTGTTCGCCGACGCGCGCACCCGGACCTTCCGGCAGACAGTGACCCGGCAGCTACTGGAGGACGAAACGCGCCGCCCCCAAGTCCTGGACCTCCTGCGCGCAGCAGATCTGGGAATCACCGGCGCCAACCGGCGGGAGATGGACCCGGTGATCCGAGAGGCGATGCGGGAGGCGATGCAAAAAATATTCCGTGCCCACTCCCGCCGCGAAGACGACGACGGCAGCGACGCCGACATCCCGGACCTCGAAACCCTCGACACCAACCTGATCCACCGCGGTACCGCCGGCGACGTCGAGATGACCACCGACGACGAATCCCTAGGCACCCTCGTATGGTTCGGCCTCACCGGCCCCGCGATCCAAGCCCTGACCCAAGGGTCAGTCCTCCTGGTCGACGAGCTCGACGCGAGTCTCCACCCAGCCCTCGCCTCTCAGCTGGTCCAGCTCTTCCAAGACCCGGAAACCAACCCCCGCCACGCCCAGCTCATCTTCAACTCACACGACGTGACCTTGATGGGCGACTCCGTCAACGAGCGCCCCATCGGACGCGACCAGGTGTGGTTCGCAGAGAAGTACAACGACGGCAACACCGACTTGTTCGCCCTGGCCGACCTCGACCCCCGCAAGGAGGAGGCGATCGCCCGCCGCTACCTGGCCGGCCGCTACGGGGCGGTTCCGATCCTGTCCGCCGGGGACTTCGCCGCCGCAACCGCACCCGCGACCTCCGGCGGGCCCGCGTGAGCCATGGCAGATCCGGCCCCCCGCGCCGAACCCCGTCACGCTCCGCCCAGCGCCTGAGCCTGCTCGTCTTCGCGGAGGGCGAAGCCACCGAGAGGCAGTACTTAACGGACTGGCACCGCCGGTACCGGCACCGGGTGAACGTCGAGTTCTTCCCCGGACACGGCACCCCGCTCACCCTCGTGGAGGAAGCCGTCCGGGTCGTGCGGCGGGAGGCCCGGGAGGAGAAGAGGGGGCGCGGACGGGCGCACGACCAGGTCTGGTGCATCTTCGACCGCGACGAACACCCCAAACTGTCGGAAGCCTTCGACCTGGCCCGAAGGCACGACATCCGCACGGCGTTTTCGAATCCTTGCCTGGAGCTGTGGTTCCTGTTGCACTTTCAGGACCAGACCGGGGACATACACCGCCACGACGCCCAGCGTGCTGCCAGCGGCCACCTGGGCTGCGACAAGAACCTCACCGAAGCGGCACTGAAAGCCCTCGCCCTCCCGGAACGGTTCGCCGCAGCCAAGAAACGCGCCCTGGCGCTCGAAGCCAAGCACTTAGGTGACGGTTCCCCCGCGGCCAGCAATCCCAGCAGCGGAGTGTGGCAGCTCATCGACGAGATCCAGGGAGTCTGACCCCGACCCCAGGCGTCCGTTCGCCGGGACCACCCAGCGAGGAGAGCAGCACATGAGCGACCTGATCGACTTCCTGCGGGCCCGGCTCGACGAGGATGAGGAGGCCGCTCGACTCGCGGAGACGGTCGACCCGAGCCCCTGGTACGAGGACGTCTCGGAAGGCACCTACACCAATCAGCGCGACGGCCTGGACGGTGTGGGTCTGGTGCGCGCGGCCGACAACGTAGGGCTCTGGGATCGCGAGCAGTCGTGCACGCTGTCGATGGCGGGGGTGGCCGCGACGCACATCGCCCGCCACGATCCGGCCCGCGCGCTGCGCGAGGTCGCGGCCAAGCGGCGGCTCATCGAGGCGCACCACCGGTCCGGCCAGACCTGCCCCCGGTGCAGCCTCGGCACGGAGGACGGGCAGGTCGTGTTCGAGCTGGACCCATGCGAGACGCTGCGCCTACTCGCGCTGCCGTACGTCGATCACCCCGACTACCAGCCGGAGTGGGCGCCCCGCGCCTGATCCCGGGTGTACATCCACCCCATTCGGGTGCAAGATTGCCCCGACCCCCTCGGGGTCCGTGCCCCGCCCTCCCTTCAGACCGGTGCCGGCGGGGCACACCCACGTCCGCCCCGTCACGGGGGTCGGGGCGGACGCGTGACCACACCCCAGACAGCACGAAGCCGCCCCCGCCCGGACCGCGAGGTCCAGACGGGGGCGGTGCCGTTGCGGGATAAGCGGGCCGTCAGCGGATCAGCCGGTACAGGTCCCCGGGCGTCACGTCCCCGGGCCAGCGCCGGTCGGCGAACAGGTGCACGCCGGCATCCTGGTAGCACTGGTCAACGAGCTGGCTGCAGATCATGTGGCCCGTGGCCGCCACGTACCGCCGCACGAACGGCAGCCGCAGGTGGAACCTGGCCAGCGTGAGCGACACATAGTCGGCGAAGCTGTACGGGACGCCCAGGTACGAGTAGGCCGCGTCCACGATCGCCGCCCGCTGCTCGTCCGTCACCGGGACCTTCCCCGTGGACCAGGCGATCGGCCGCCCGTCGTAGTCCGCCAGGCCCGTCTCGCGCGCCCCGCCGGGCTGGGCCTCCACAATGCGGTTGTCACCCACGTACACGAACGCATGCTCGAAGTCGGCGAACCCGTCACCGTTGAGCCACTGACCCACCCGGATCATGCGCCCGACGTGGCCCTCCATGCGGACCAACCCGAAATCCCCGGGCCGTGCATCCATCACGCCTCCCAAGCTGTTGCCTTGCCTCATGCCCAGCCTCAGCGCCCCCGGAACACGAAGGGCGCCCCCGCCACCCGGACGGGCGGCAGGAGCGACTCGCCGTCGGCACACGCCGGACATCCGGGCCATCACGTGCGCCGCCGGTCCAGCAGCCCCGGCGGGCTCGACGGACTCGGCGACGGCGACGGTGAGGGCGTGCACGTGTAGTGAGTGCTGTCCGCCGCATCCGGTGTGCACTCGTACGTCGTTCCCGCGGGGTCGGTGAATATCCAGCCCGAAGGTGCCGGCCCCACGGGCCCCTGGGGGCCGGTGTCGCCCTGAGCGCCCGCGGGCCCGGTGTCGCCCTGCGGTCCGGCCGCCCCCTGCTCGCCTTGGGGTCCCGCCGGTCCGGCCGCTCCCGTGGCGCCTTCCTGGCCGGCTGTCCCGGGTTCGCCGGTCGGGCCGTTCGCTCCGGGCGAACCGACCGCCCCCGGGGCGCCGTTCGCTCCCGTGCCCGCCCGGCCAGCAGGCCCCGGCGGTCCGGGGCGTCCGGCCGGACCGCGCGGCCCCACCGGGCCGGTACCCGCCGGGCCCGGCTCACCCCGCGACCCGGGCGGCCCGGCGACCGGGGACGCACCGAGCTGCTGCACCTGCGCCGCCAGCCGGTCCCGCGCCGCATTCGCGGTACCGAGATCATCGTTCAGACCCTGGACACTCACGATCAGCCACGCCAGCAGGCACCCCGCGGCGACCGCCCCGGCGATGGCCAGCACGTCACCGCGGCGCCGCCGCTGTGCCTCCGTCCGCACCTCGGAGTCCGTCACCCCGACCCTCCCTTGCTCAGCAGGAACGCCAGCAGCACCGCCGCCAGCGGCATGATGACCGCCCCGATCAGCCACCGCCGGGTCGCCGCGACCCGGGCCGCGTCCTGGGTGCGCAGCGTCTCCAGCGCGGCCAGCCGGGCGGCGAGCGCGTCGTACTGGATCTGGTAGATCCTCGCGTCGACCTTGTCGTCGATGCGCTTCCCGAGCTGGGTGATGTCGTCACGGACATCCCTGATGCGGTCGTCCAACCGGCGCCCCAGCTCGCCCAGCGTCGGCTCGTCCGGCACGTGCTACTCCCGTGGTTCAGGCGCCCCTGGTAAGGCCGGCGCTGTTCTTGTCGCCGACCGCCCGCGCGAGGACGCCCTTGACGAGAGACCCGGCGGCGGCCAGCCCAGCCGCGGCCACCGTCTCCCAGAACGACGCGTGGAACATGTCCGCGGGCCCGGCCGCCACGGCGACACCTGCGGCGGACACGACGAACGTGGCGGCCACACGCTCGCCGAGGTCGACCGCGTAGGTACGGGCGGTAGTCAGGAGTGCGCCCGGGCCGGGCAGATTGATGCTGGCCATGATGACGGTTCCGTTTCTGCTGGTTGAGTCAGACGGGTTGGGCGAGTGAGCGGCAGCCGATGACGGTGCCGGCGGCGTTCCGCACTTCGCGGTACGGGACGAGGAGGTCCGAGCGGCGGTCGGCCAGTGAGATCGCAACGACGAGCGCGACGATGTACCGGACGCCAGGCCGCTTGGGCGGCAGATCGTGGGCGTGGCCGAACTCCACCATCTCGGCGCCGTCGCAGACGCCGAGCTCGATCGTGGCCAGGCGGGCGGGCTTTGCCTCGGGCTGGAACACCTCAAGCAGGTTCGCGTCGAGGTCGTCGAGCCCGTCCTCCCGCTCGGGCCAGTACAGCCGGATCGGGTGCGGGGTGAGGTTGACGATCACGATGCCTGCCCCATGGCGTGCTGGGCGAGCCAGCGGCGGACGGTCTGGTTGTGGCGGGCGTCGGCGAGCGCGTTGTGCTCGGCGCCCTCCTGCTTGGGCAGCGCGTCCCAGCCGATCCCGAGGCGCCGGGCTTCCTGCTGGATGTCGTTGGTGAACATCGGCACCCCCGCCGGAAGGCGGATCATGCGGCCCCAGAGCTGCGCGAGGGCGACGTGGTCGTAGGCGCCGTAGTTCGCCCAGAGCTCGACGTCGTTGGCGCCCTCGGCGGGATCACCAGTCGCCTGGATGAACGCGGCCACCTCGGCCGCGATCTGCGCACGCGGCTTCACAGCCCGGTCGGCGTAGTCGAACAACCACCGCTTCGGCATGCTCAGCCGCCGGTCGCCGTGCGCCTTCGGCAGGTGCGGCACGACGTTGTCCATCAGCCACCGGTGCTTCCGGATACGGCGGACGGGCATGTCCCGGTTGACGGCGTAGTATTCGCGGCCGTCGTCGGCGACCATGCCGATCGAGATCAGCTCGATCGTCCGGCCGTCCTCCAGGAACTCCAGGTCGTAGTCGATCGCGGTCATCAGCCGGCCGCCGGTCCGGTGACGTCCACGTCGACGTGGACGACGGCCTCCGAGATCGCCTTCTGGATCGCGGCGACCACCGTGTCGGTGTCGACGTCCTCACCGAGCTGTGCGGCCAGTGCTTTGATCGCGGCGGTCTGCGCGGCGCCCTGTGCCCGCACGACGGCGGCCAGGCCCTCGCCGCGGAGGTGGTCGCGCAGGTACAGGGTCTTGGCCGGGTCGGCGATGTTCGGCAGGCGGGTCGTGAGCAGGCCGGCCAGCTCCTCGCGGACAATCGCGCGCAGCTTGGTCCACTCGGCGTCGGTCAGGGGCATGTCGGTGTCCTCCGGGGTGGTGTCGCCCGCCGCCCAGGCGCGCAGCGCGGCCGGGGGGAGGCAGGCGAGGTTGCGGTCGAGAGGGGTGCTGGTGAACTGCCAGAACAGCGGGTGCTTCCCGGACGGTGCGGGCCAGGCGCAGGCTTCGGCCTGCTCGTAGGTCATCGCGCCCGACGGGTACGCCGGGTACCACAGGCCGTCAGTGCTGGCGGGCACGCGGCCGGTCTTGATGTCGTCGCCCGAGGTGTAGACGATGACGCGCTGCCCGGGGAACGCGGCCCGCACGCGGGTGACCCAGGTCTCGGCCCACTCCCGGATCTGCCCGGAGGTGCGCCCCGCGTAGTTCGCGCCGTCGGAGCGCCGTTCCAGATCGAGGACGTGGATGAACCCGCGCCGCGCGTAGGGCTTCACGGCGGCGATGTAGTTCGCCGCCTCGGCGTCCGGGCTCTGGGATGGCCAGCCGTAGTGGTACGCACCCGGCACCAGGCCGGCCTTGATGATCCCGGCCATGTGCGTGTCGAACCTGCCGTCGCGCGAGTGCTGGCCCTCGGACGCCTTGGCGAACGCGAACGTCAGCCCGGACCTGGCCAAGCCCGCCCAGTCCTGGACGCCCTGGTAGGACGAGACATCGAGGCCGTGAGATGTGTCCATGGCGCCTCCTCAGCTCAGCGCGGTGACGACGGCGGCGAACAGGACATCCTTGCGGTGCTGCTCTTCGGGGAGTTCGCCATAGGGCACGAGGCAGGGATGCGTCTTGGCCGCCGGGTCCTTGGTGTCGCCATGGGTCCATCCGTCGGCGCGCTTGAAGTCGCACCAGGCGTCGTGGAGCTGCTCGGCCGTGGCTCCGGCCCGCGCCCGCCTGACGCCGTCGATGGCGCTGTCGCGCTGCCAGGCGGGTGCTTCGTCCCACGGCGGAGACGGAACGGGGTCGCCGGTCGCGCGCTGCCAGGCGCGGTTGGCCTCATGACAGACGCGGGCGACCGCCTCCAGGTCGGCCATCACGCGTGCTCCGCCCAGTGCCAGGTGCCGCCGGAGTCGGCGTCCGTACCGTTGTCGCGGTAAAGGCAGCCGCCGGACTCCAGCGGGCGGAAGAACATCCCAGTGGGATTGGTGACCGCGATGCCGATGAGGGCCGGGTCGTCGGGGTGGACCTCGGTAACGGTCGCGGCGCGGCAGGTCGTCGGGAATGCCTGGCTCCCGTCGTCGCGGACGGGGGTGCCGTGGCTGAGGTAGTGAACTGCGCGGCCGACGCTGGGCTGCTGATCGGTCATGGTGCCCTCCCTGGGCGTTGTGTCATCCCCGGCCGGTCGGCGCGGGGCAGAGTGCCGGACCCGCCCTAGCCGATCTTCCGCTCCATCCAGACCCACCCCAGATTCCACACCTGATTGGTCTCACCGGAAGTCGTAGAGAACACCACTCCCTGCCCGGGATACAGAAGCAGGCCGCCGCCGGGCGAGGGAATGATCGCCGAGGCGCCCATGCCGGCACCGGCCCCCGTGATGGCCGGTGGGATGTGCCCGAACGTGTACCCGGTCTTGGTCGCCGCCGGGTTCCCGAACCGGACGTCGGCCGTGGAGTCCGGGTGCGCCGTATTGAGCTTGGGAATCGTCGGCTTGGAAACCGGTGTTCCGCCGCTGGCGGCGGTGATCCTGTCGGTACTCATGCCGACAGTCGAGGTCGTGCCCGCGGTCGCGTACGGGATGACGAAGGCTGTCGTGACGACGAAAACGTACGGGTTCCCGGCGGGGTTGAGCAGCGACAGGAAGTTGTTCGCGGCCACCACACCGGGGACCTCGTTGACCGAGTAGGTGTAGACGGGCGGGGCGTAGGCGGTCACGCATATCACCTTCCTCGGTCGGGATGTGCGGGGTCAGGCGGGGCCGGCCCGCGTCGTGTGTGAAGTGGTCAGTTGGGGCCGGAGTAGGTGACGGACATGTACGGTGCCGCCGTACCGGTGGCGGTGACCTCGGATGCCCCGATGTTGTGGGCGGGGATCAACTGCACGTAGTCGCCCACGGCGAGGAGCAACGGCAGAGTACGGGCCTCCACCGTGACCACCAGCGAAGCCGAGATGCCCGACTCCGCGAACGTCCTGGCACGGCCCCCCGTGATGTTCGCGCCGTTCACGAACCACAGCGCATCCCGGTTACTGCCGCCCGAGTTGTTGTTGAGCGAAATGGAACCCGAGAGTGTCCACCATCCCGCCAGCGGGCACGTCCACCGCGTAGGCGAGCCCGCCGACCAAGCGCCCAGCAGGTCGTAGTTGACCGCGTCCCAGGAAATCGCGTTCGACGCGCTCTCCGCCCCGGTGGTGATCGTCTGTGACGCGGTACGCATCGCCTGGAACACGACCTTGCCGATCATCAACTGGGCGTCGAGGTCCCCGGCCGTGAGTCTCTGGCCCGCTGCGAAGGGCTGGTAAGTGGCCATCGGTCATCTCCTACAGGGCCAGAATCATGGGGCTGGTCAGCCGGACGTCATCGCCGACCTGATGGGTCTTCACGACCCCGTTCACCGAGCGGGTGACCGTGAACGTCTGCGGGCTGCTGGAGCCGGTGATCGCGGTGACCGTCATCTGCTCCCCGCCCACCGTCACGCCGAACGGGCAATCGGCCGAATCGGTCGTCCACAACGGTGCCCCCGCAACGGTGGCGACCCGCACGCTCGTGGACGTCGGCGTCATGTCGTCGGCCAGCGTGGAGCCGTCCGTATCCGGCCGCCCATACGTGGCATCGTCCAGCGTCGCCACCCGATACGGGGATTCCGGCTGGCACACATACGTGATGCGGTGCTCGAAATGCGTGATCGTCTCAGTGATGCCGATGACGAGCTGGGAGATGTCCCCGCCCAGCCGCAACGGCGGATCCTCCACGACGATGCGGGACCCGAACAGCACGTTCAGGGTGCTGATCCGCCGTGCGGCCATGGACGGGTGCGCGAGGTTCACGCTGATCGCCGGGTACCGCGGTTCGTCCACGGTGCCCAGGTGTACGCGCCACGCCGCGCGGTGCAGGAGGTCGTCGTCGGACTCCACGTTCAGCGACGGGCTGTCCGGATAGGTGCCGACACCCAGCGGCGGTGCCAGCACGGACAGCGCGCCGCTCTCCAGCACGTACGTCGCAGACGACCCATTCGGCCTGGACGCCGTCACCGAGTTCTGCACGAGCTTCGCATCCGGCACCGGCTTCGGGATCGCGGCGAGCTGGTTCCCCGGGTAGGACAACGTGAGACCGGACCCCTGGTTGTACAAGAACGCCCTCGACTTGTACGCCAGCCCGAACGAGACCTCCCGCTCCAGCAGCACACCCTGATCAACGTCGGCGCACTCCTGCGCCAGCGCCATGAACGTCGCGGGCAGTTGAGGGCCCATAGCGTCAGTGGACGCCGCAGGGAAGTTGACGAAGTCCACACCCTCCTCCGTGCACAACCGAGCCAGACGGCTCGCCACGGTCTCACCCACATAGGCGGTGACCTGCCCGACGAGATCGAACACACTGGTCACATCGGCCTGCACTGACACGTGCCCGAACACGGCGTCGGTCAGATCCCCCGCGGGCGATACCGTGACCGAGGTGAACCGTCCGACGGTCTGCGATGTGAACGTCCCGCCGAGGGCCAGGACTCCGCCCGTCGCAGCGTTGACGGTCGATAGTGACCAGTCGACGTTCGCACCGCTCTGCGTCAACTCCAGCGACACTCGGACGCGCAGCCCGGTGACGTTAAAGACGATGGGGCCTGAGGTGATCAGGACGGTGCCGTCAGTGTCCAGGCCCTTCAGCGAAAGGGCCCCGCCGGTGTTGAACACCACCGCCCAACGGGGGATCGTGCCACCCGCGGTGGCCGCCTGCACCAGGACCGTGTTGTCCGCCGGCGCGGTCGGCAGGCACATCAGGAACCGCACCTGCGATTCGCCGGTCACCGCGTATGACGGGACGGGCCCGGTGAACGCGCCGCCGCTCATGGCGGGGAGGGCGGCCGAGCAGAAGAAGCCCGTGTCGCTGGCCAGCGAGGGGGACCCGCCGATCGTCATCGGCCGGCCGCCCGTGGCCGAGGCCAGCGAGGTGGAGGATGAGCCGTCCTCCATCGGCCAGTACGCCACCGGCGCGGTCGTCGCGGCCGACATCAGCCCGCGATACATCGTGGAGCGCAGCGGCGTGCTGCCCTGGTTCAGGCGCTGGAGGATGCCGGCCGCGGTGATGTCGACCCACACGTCGGTGTCGGTCGAGTCCCAGTCCTCGGGCCACGCGGTGACCTCGCCCCAGAACCGGTACGACTTGTCGTCCCCCTTGGCCACAGACACCCGCAGCTGCGTGTTGCGGCCGATCTTCCCCCAATACGGAGACACCGGGTTCGCCGGGGAGAACAGCCCGTCCCGGTTGTTCAACGTCAGGCTGCACGTGCCCGGGTTCGGGTTGCTGCCCTCCGCGGACTGCCCCCGCGTGATGCTGATCTGCCCGCCGGTGTCCCGCACCATCACCCGGCCGGTGATGTCCACCCACGACCCATCCACCAGCAACTCCACCAGCAGACCGTTCGGGCCCGTCCCGCCCGACGCCACCCCGGATGCGGACGCGACAGCGAGCGGGCCAGCCAGACCGCCAAGGCGGCGCTGCCAGCCCGCAACACGGGGCGCGACTGCGGACATGGGCATCGGCTACTCGTCCCAGACCACGAACGTCGTCATGTTCACCGCAGCGGCGAACGTGACGCGGACCCGCAGGAACTTGCTCGTGCCGACGATGGGCCGCTCGTCCGGCATCCACTGGTAGACGTAAGGGTTGATGCCGTCGCCGCCCGCCGTGAGCCCCGGGACCTGCACCACATCGAACACCCGCGTCCCCGTGGTCGACCCCTCCACGCTGGCGGTAAACCCGGTCCCCGAGGCGCTCAGCGTCAGCAGCGACGCAGGCGCGTTCGGATCCAACGGCTGCACCCCGGACGCCGAATGCGCGGTCACAGTGGCCGCCACATCGGTCTGGAGCAGCTCCACCACGCCCACGCTCGTCGTCGCCGGGGACGCGTCAAGGGCAAACCCCCAGGAGATGAGCTGGATCTGCCGCGTGGACGGTGTGGCCAGTTGCAGCATCGTCTTGATCGCCGTGCCCGTGGTCACCTTGGCCTGCGCCGCGGTCGTCGGCATCGGCCCGTTCCACGTCTTATACCGGTGCATTTCTCACTTTCCCCTTACTCCCAGAACCGCCTGGACGTTGCCGCCGCGGTTGCGAATGACCCTGCTCAACGGATCAACCAGCACCGTGCCCAGGTCGGTGTCGCCGATCATCAGCGTGATCTCGATCGGCGGGACCCGGCCGCCACCGCCACCGGCGAGCATCCGCTGCGTGTCCGGCCCGGAGTGCACCCGCGACCCGATCGGCAGATCCACGATCTCCGGCGCGTACTCACCCACCAAAGTGCGGCCCCACCGGTTCCCGCCCGAAGCCGCAGCACCCACCACGCCACCGGACGCCTTACGTCCGATCCCGAACGCCTTCTTCAGCTGGTTCGCCATCGCCTGCGCCGCGGCGGCCATGACCTTCTCGATACGGTGCTGCTCCTTCTCCAGCCCCTTCACCATGCCCTCGGCAGCCTTGATGCCACCCCCGTACATGGCATCCGCCGTCGACGTACCCGCAGCCTTGCCCGCGGCGATGAGCTGCTTCTCCAGATCGTTGATCTGCTTGATCTGGTCCGGCGACGACCCGAGGAGCCGGTTCGCGGTCTCCAGGCCGCCGCCCTCGATCCCGGCCTGCGCGATCTCGCTCAAGCTCTGGGCGTTGAGGCCCATCTTCTTCAGCCGGGCCAGGTCCGCGGCGAACTCCTGCGCCTGCCCCACGCTGTTACGGAGCTGCTCGGCGACACTGATCTTCCCCAGCGGGCCGGCGCCGCCCTGCTTCGCGATGCTGCCGAACGACACCACGCTGGAAGCGATCCCGTCGCGGAGCTGCGCGAACGAGTCCTTCAGGTTGGCGAGCTTGCTCTTCGCCCCGTCCAACTGCGAGTTGACCTTCTCCAGCGCCCGCTCGTTCTTCAGCGCAGCCGCACCGAAGTTCGCCAGCGCCTTCACCAACCGCGACTCCGTCGCCCCGTGCGTCGCCGCCTTGATCCGCGCCCGCCACTCGTTCAGCGTGCCGACGAGACTGCCGATATCGCCCGGCGCCCCGGCGGACTTCGTGAACGACGACGTCTTGTACCCCGCCATCTGCCCATACGCCGAGATCGTCAACTGCCCGGCCGCATCCCCCCGAGCCTGCCGCTCCGCACCCGCCTGCTCCTTCGAGACCCGGCCGCCCTTCGCAAACGCCGCCACCCCATGACCACCCTTATTGATGGCCTCCAGCAGCCGCCGGTTCTTACGGGCGGCGTCCGCGTTCACCACGAACTCGCCGTTGCTGGCCCAGATCGGCACCTCGTCGGAGGTACCCGACCCGGGGCCCGACACCCGGCCGCCGGAGGCATACCCGCCGCCCTCATGGGAAACGACCCCCGTAGTGGTCAGAGTGGCGACGATGTCGATCGTCTTGCCGTGGAGATTGTCCAATTCCATCTGGAGTTTGGCGATTTTAGCGTCAGCGGCGCTTTTGTCCGCGTCTAGCTTGACCTTCCGCGGCCCGGTGGCGGTCTTCAGCTCCCGGACCATCTTGTTCCGCTTGGCCGTAAGGTCGTCGATGTTCGCCTGGATTTTGACCGTTTTGGGGATATGAAGAATAGATGCAGCCCACTTGTCGGACTCTTCCTTATTTTTTCCCATCGCCTGGCGTCGCGCGCTGAGGGTTTCGACCTGTTTCGCCCACACCTTGTCGACGGCTTCATCGCTGTCCTTGGCCTTCGTCATAGCCGCGATCCGGTCGTCGGTGGCCTTGACGAAAGCGCTGACGGCATCCCTGTTGTCGCGGCCCTTCTCGGTGTTGGCGTCGAGGGTCTCGCCGTTCTTCTTGAACGACTCCGTCAGCTTGTCGCTGGCCTCCGCCATCCGAGTCTCGGTATCGAAGGTGTCCAGGAAAATCTGGTCAAGGGCGATGTAGCTGTCCTTGAGGCCCTTGAGAACATCAGTCTGGGCCTGGTTGTCCGCGGTGACCTTCTCGGCCACCTCCCCGTACCTCCCCTCGGCCGCTGCGAGGATGGCGCTGTGCACCGCCGCGTCGGCCTGCGCCGCGGTGTACTCCTTGAGGTACTTCGTCGGAATCTCGGTACCCTGCTGGGCCAGCATCTCCAGCGCCTTGGCGGCCTCATCGACGCTCTCGTTCTTCGCGATCTGCCCGACGGCGTTGCCCAGGTCCCGGTAGTCGTTGGCCGCGGCCTTGGCCGACGATGCGCTGGATGAGAACTTTGCGCCCCAGTGAGTGAAGGAGTACGAGATCTTGTCCAACATGCCTGCGGACGCGTCAGTGTCCTTCACCAAGCCCTGCTGGGCTCTGCGGAGGTCGTCCAGGACCGGAGAGATAATCTTCCCTCTGGATGCCCCGTTCTCCAGTGATCGGGCCAGGTCGTCGGTGCTGACCCGGGCTTCCTTGTTGGAAGCGTTCAGCTTGGCCACCAGGATGACCAAGCCCGCGACCGCGGCGAGCGCCAAGCCGGCCTTGGCTCCGGTGGACAAGGCGCCGAAAGCCGCACCGAGACCCTTGATGCCTCTGCCTGCCGCGATCGAGGCGTCCCGCATGTACATGGCCTTGAGTGCAACCGTCTCCATCGCGCCCTTCGCCGCCAGCGCGCCGCCAGTAATGCCGGCCCACGCCAGCTTCGCTCCGGCCGCGACCTTCATTGCCGCAGATACAGCCACGGTGACAGCCAAGAGACCGCCCAAGGCTTCGGTGGCACCGATCGCGGCGGAGCGGTTGGACTGGAGGAAACCGATCGTCGCCTGGATCGGGGGAATGAGCTTCTCCCCGAAACCGATAGCCAGGGCTTCGAGACCCGTCTGCATGGACTTCATCTGGAACGCGAACGTCTTGGTCGTGTCCGCCCACGCCTGGGAGAAGTTCTCGGCGCCATCCTTGATTTCCGGAATCTTGCTTTCGAAGCGGCCTATCTGGTCCACCAGGATGTTGAGGCCGGCGCCGGCCTTCCGGCCGAAGGCGTCGGTGATGACCTGGCCCTGCTCCTGGGAGGAAACACCTGCGGCCTGCATGTGGGCCACGAGGTCTTCCAGGGCGAGCTTCAGACCGCCCTTCTGCATGTCCTTCGCGAGAGTGTCCGTCTGGAGGCCGATGCTCTTCAGAGCGTCCGCGCCGCCCGCGATGGGCTTGGCCAGCGCCATCACGGACATGCGGAGCTGGTTGCCCGCCAGTGCGCCGCGGATGTTGTTGTCACCGAACGTCGCCAGAGCCGCGCCGACATCGGTGATCGAGAGGCCGAAGCCCTTGACGGTGGCGACCATGCCGGACCCGAACGCCGACGCGAGGTCCTGCATCTTCATGTCACCCGAACCGACCGTGGCGTTCAGGACACCCATGGCCTGGTCGAGGTTCTCCACCCCAGGGATACCGGACGCAACGGCGGCGGTAAGGGCGTTGGTGACGTCCACGAGATCCGCGTGGCCGACCGTGGCGCCCTTCGCCGCGGTCTCGGTCAGCTTCAAGGCCTTCGCGCTGCTGATGCCCATGGAGGCGAAGTTCGACTCGACGTGGAACAGTGCCTCCGCGAGGCTGTCCGGGTCCTGGCCGACCTTCCCCGCCAGATCCAGGACACCCTTCTTCAACCCGTCGATCTTGTCCGCGGACACCCCGGCCTGCGTCTGCAACAGGGTCATCTCGGAGTCGAACTTCGCGGCCATCTTGACGGACTCCACACCGACAGCGACAAGCCCAGCCCCAGCGAGCATGGCCGTCTTGTGGAACGCAGCCATGCCCTTCCCCGCCTTGTTCACCTCCGCGTTCACCGCGGCCATCGTCGGGCCGGTCAGGTTCTTAGCCGTAATCAGGATCTCGACCACGTTCGCCATCGGACTTCACCCCCAGACGCTCAATCTCCAGCAGCCGCCACACCTCACCGGGCAGGGCTTCGATCTCCGGCGGTGTCTTATGCCACCGGTCGCACAGGCGGAGGATCTCCTCCGCGTAGATCAGCTCGCCAGGCTTTGTGACGGGATCTCCGCCAGCATCGATTCCACCGGGGAAGTCACGCCAGAGCCGGAGCCGCTCTCCAAAGGGGCCGGCACACCCATGACCTCCGCGATCCACAGCTTGATGATCGCGTTGATCAGGTCGTCGTCCTCGGCCTCCAGCGCCTCACGCGTCGTCGGGACCGGCTCGCCAGTGACCTCGTCTTCGAGGTTCCACGAGATGAGTCGCTCGGCGAACATCTCGAACGTCCCCGCGCTCGTGCCGTCGCCCGCCCACACCTTCAGGAGCTGCCCCATGGACAGGGACCGGACCTGCACCTCCAGGCCCGGGTGGTCGGTGTCCTCGTCGAAGACGAGCTTGTAGATCTTCGGATTGCGCTTGCAGCCCACGGCGTTACTCCTTGCCCGAAACGAGCGATCGTCTTGTCATGCCCACGTAGGAACTGCGCCGTCCGCGAGCGCGCCGGGAATGCTCGCGGTGAGCTCACCCGAGTTCGAGCGCTGCAACGGGTAGTCCGTGAAGAACACCTCGTTCGCCAGGGTCTTCCCGCCGACACCGATCGACACCGTCCGCGCCACCGACGTGGACGGCACCGTCGAGAACACCGCGTGGCCCTTGTTCGCCGCCGGGTTGAAGACGATCTCCAGCGTGATGGAGAAGTCCGCGAGCAGCAGCAGCCGCTCGTTCGCCGACTTGTCGATGCCGGTGATGTCCTGCACCGCGCGCGGCGTGGCGAAGCTGAGGTTGGTGATGTCGTTGCGGATGTCCTGCGGACTGCCCGCAGCGTCATCGACGCTGAGCGTGGTCCAGCCGAGGCCGCTGCTCTTGGCCATGTGTGCTCACCCTTCCTGGAGTGCGTCGGCGAGCCCCTGCTGGTGCTCGGCGAAGTGTTCCTGCCAGTCCGCCGGCCGCTGGTGCAGCCGGGCCTTCGTGCCGCGGGGGTTGCCGCGGTAGTCGCCGTCGCGCACGAGGAACAGCTCGGGCCTCTCGTGCTTCCGCGTGCGGTGCTCGGTCCTCTGGAAGCACGCCTGTCCGGCCTCGAACACCAGCCACGTCTCGCCCTCGGCCACCCGCATCTCGGTGTAGCGCCGGCCGCTGTTCCTCGCGGCGTGGACCAGCTCCGGCGGCAGGCCCTCCACGCGGACGCGCCAGCCGTGCAGGTAGTCCGGGCAGTCGATTTCCGCGCACGTCGCCAGCCGCCAGTCGTCGGACGGGACGGCGATCGCGAACGTCTTGTACGACTCGGGGCCCATGCGCGGTTCGGGTCGGGACATCAGAAGCTCGCTCCCGCGATCGGGTTTTTGTTGATGACGACGGAGAACGTGGCGCTGGTGAAGCCGCCGGTGGTGACGGTGACGGCGCGCAGGTAGCGGCGGATCGTCGCGGTGTTCGCGGTGGCCAGGCGCTGCGTGGCCGGGGCGGCAGTGATCTGGGTGAAGGTGAGGCCGGTGACGTCGGCGAAGCTGGAGTTGTCGGCGGAGTCCTGGATCTTCACCGTGGCGTCGGTGCCGGTGAACGCGGTCACCTGGAGGTACGCCTGCGCCCCGAAGCTGGCCGAGGCCGTGGTGTCGATCGACGTGCCGTTCGTGGCCGCGGTGTCCGTGCGCAGCCCTGCGGTGAGCTGGAGCCCCCATTCCAGGCCGAACCCGTTGGCCTGCGCGGACACCGCGAAGGTGAACGCCCCGTCGTTCCCGCGGGTGCCGTCGTAGTTGACCTGCTTGGCGACCAGGCACGCGGCCGGGTTCCCGAGGACGGCTCCGCGACAGTAGGTGCAGATCACGTCGGAGGTGGGCAGCGCGGCGAGCTTGTCGTGGGTCGCGCCCACCGTCGGGTTGAAGAACGCGGTGAACTCCATGCGCCCGTCCCGCAGGCCCGGGATGCGGGCCATCGCGGGCTGGGTGATGTCGGTGCCGTCCAACAGGGCCGGACCGCCGCCGATGTTGCCCAGGGCACTGACGTCACCGGAGACGTCCGCGCCGCCGATGAAGAAGCGGTCTCCGAGACCGCCTTGCTTGGCCATGGCCTATTCCTCCTGGTCCCAAAGATCGTCAACGATGAGGGGCAGCACGATGTCCATGACGCGGTACTCGGTGCCGGACTGGACCATGTAGCCCGCCTTCGCGGACAGCGGGTCGCCGAACTGGCCGAGCAGGTCGACCTCACGGACGGTGCCGCCAAGGGTGAAGTCGCCGCTGTACGAGCGCAGGAGCACGTCCAGGGCGGCCGTCAGATTCGGGTCGATCGCATCACCCGGCTCGGTCCACAACCCGGCGTACAGACGCACCGTGAGCGCCAGACGGACGGACGTGGATACCAGGCCGGAACCGCCGCGCGCGGGCCCGATGTCCTGCACCCACACCGCGGCAGTGAGGCCGCTGGTGTCGGGCGGGGACTTGGGTTCCTCACCGTTGACGGAGGTGAACCAGCCGGACGCCAGGGCGTGGGACTGCACCGCGTCGAGGATCGTGACGATGTCGAGCGGGGTGTCGGCCATGTCAGATCAGCCCCATCGCCTTGTAGCGGGTGAGCAGTTCGTAGGCGATCTGCGAGGCGCGGCGGTCCACGAGGGCCTTGGTGCGGCGGAACGTGGCGTACCCCTTGAATCTGGTCGTCTCGTTGCGGCTGGAGACACCCTCCAGCCACGGCCCGTACACCACGCCCTGGTCGGTGACCCGGTAGCCGGTCCCGGCCCGCTCGACGGTGACCTTGGACTGGTAGTAGCCGGTGGGGTGCTGCAGCACCTGTGCGAGGCGCTGCTGCACCTGGTCCTCGGCGTAGGTGGCGACCTTGTAGCCGACCTCGTCCGCGTAGGTGTGCAGCGCGGCCGCGGTCTTGCCGTTGAACATCGGGCCGCGCTTGATCAGGCGCGCGTCGAACATGGCCTCGGGCATCGTCACACCACCCGAATCCGGATCTTGCGGGCCACGTCGGAGTCGGCGACCCGCTCGCGCAGTGCGTCCCGCTCCAACGTCACCGCGGCCACCGATCGGGTGCCCGTGCCGGCCTGGGACTTCACCGTCCGCGCGTACCCGGCCTGCTCGGACAGCAGCGTGCACATGGCATCGGCGATCGTCAGGGTGTGCACCAGGCCCGGCGGCACCCACCGGGTCAGCGGAGCGCCGTTCAGCGCGGTGGCCGCCGCACTGCCGGCCGCGGCCCGGGCGACAGTCAGGAGGCGGGGCGCCCAGATCGCCGTCCCGGAGTGCGCGTCGAGCTGCGTCCCGTCCCAGGCGCGCTCCACCATGAGGGTGTTGCCCGCGATGTCGCGGACGCGGACCCGTTCCGCGCCGAGAGTCAGCACCTCGCCCTTGCGGTAGGCGGCACCGTTGGTCACGGCCAGGAGGACATCGTTCTTCTGCGCGGTGAGCGGGGTCTGTACGGTCTGCCCGGTGTCGGCCAACGACTTGTCGGTGACGGTCATCCGCTCGTCACCGCACCGGATCAGGTCCCCAACGCCGACCGCGGTCGAGTCCGTGACCGTGACCGCCGTGGCCGTCGTGCTGCTGATGGCTGCGGCGAGCGCCCCGGCCGGCGCCGCGTCGTCCCGGTACCCGAACAGGCCCGTGATCGCGATGGCGTGCTGGCGGGTGCTACCGGACGACCAGGCGGACGGCCGGTCCAGGCGGATCTCGATCCGGTTGTACGGAGGCCCGAAGTTGGCGGGCTCCAGGTTGTAGTCCGTCGACGGGACCACGGTGCCGCCGGAGGTGATGAGCGTGGCGGAGATCAGTTCGTCGCGGTCCAGCCACAGACGCCAGGGACGCGAGGTCTGCTCGGACGGCCAGTCCTTGTAGCGGGTGGTGAGCACGGGCCGGAAGTCCCGCTGGCACACCGCTTCGACCGCGCGGGACGCCGCCTCCAGCGCGCGGTCGACCTGCGCGTCGTCCCGCGCAGTGGACGCCGAACCCAGCGCAGACCTCACGTCCTCGCGGGTGGCGTACCAGCCTGTGCCCATGATCCTGTGCCCTTGCTTTCCTGGCCGGCCACCCCCGGACGGGAGCGGGCGGGGTCACGGCGGTGGTGCGGTCGTCAGGCGCCGGTGGTGGCGTCTTCGGCGATGCGCTCGATGGAGATCAGGTGCTCTGACGTGCCGTCGCCCGCCCTTTCGACCCAGGAGACGAGGTAGGTACCGGGGGCCTGCGAGGTGCTCACTTCTCGCCGCCCTCGTCAGAGTCGGTGCCGGACGTAGGTGCCGTCGGGTCGATAGCCGTCGAAGGGGCAGCAGAGGAGCCCGTCCGGGCCTTCCTGGAGCGGCTCGCCGTCGTTCGGGCAGGCGACGGGGTCTCGCTGCTGCTCGTCTCGGGCGAGGTCGACGGCTTCTGTGAGGATGTCGAGGAGCTGGTACCAGGAGATGTCTGCTCACTCCCCTCGGTGTTCTCGGTGGGCTCTTCGCTGCCCCATGCGGCGGTGATCCCGGCAACGGAGGGACCCCCGGCAACGGTGATCTTCGGCATGTTCTGTTCCTTCTCGTCGACGCGATCGGCGCTGCCGCACTGCGGGCACGCCGGGGCGTCCACCGAGTACGCGGCGGTGCAGTCCCGGCAGATCCACAGGGCCATGTCAGGCCGCCGTCACGGAGGCGGGGTCGTCGTACGGCACGTAGGTGATGGACCACTTCACCGAGCCGGTGTCGTTGGCCGTCGACTTGAGGCCGATCGCGCCGATGGGCAGGATCAGGCCGCGCAGCGGCAGGCCGGTGTTGTAGTCGACGGGGACGACGGTGCCGCCGTTCTTCTCCGCGGACATCAGATCCGCGGGGATCCCGGTGATGCCGTAGAGCGTGCCGACCGAATCGGAGGTGCACACGGTGGCCGCGCACAGGTCGCCGACGGTGCCGACAGTCGGGGTGTGCACCAGGTTGAGGCTGGTCGCGGTCGCGCCGAGGGCGGTGGTGACCTCGCCCACGATGGAGGTGAGGAGGACCCGGCCGCCCGCAACGGTGAACAGGGCGCCAGTTGCGGTCTGCGGGAGTGTCGCCGTGGCGCGGTCGACCTTGGTGCCGAGGAAGAGCGTGCGGAGTTGACCGCCCTGGATGATGACGGACATGGTCAGGCCCCCGGGATGGAGAGGTTGTCGGCCTTGCGCTGTGCGGTCAGGTCGTGGAGGACCGCAGTGACGAGCCCGGACCCGCCGACGGAGACCTTCACGTACGACTTGCCGTCGGGCAGCATGTCGCCGCTGACGTAGAACGCGACGGCGCCACTGGAGATAGTGACGGCGTTGGACGCGGTCTGGGTGGCGGTGGCCCAGGCCGCGGTGCCGTTGGTCGACGTGTTCGTGATCTTGTGGGTGATGATGCTGCCCGGCGTCGCGTAGGACCCGCCGAACGCATCGGACACGGTGAGCGTGAACGTGTCGTTGCCGGTGCACACGAACGTGATGCCGCCGCAGTCGCGCATCGACAGCGCGGCCCCTGCGGCGATCGGGACGACGTTGCCGCGTCCGAGCCATTCCATTGCTGCCATGGTGCTGCCTTCCTTGCGGGGGTTGAGTGCCGGTTCGGAGCGGCCCGGCCAGGGGCGTTACTGCCTGGCCAGGCTGGCGGATGTCAGGAGCGGGTGGCGACCTTGACGAAAGGCGACAGGGTGTTGCCGCCCTTGCGGGGGGTGATCGCGGACTTGATCCACGGGGTGCCGTCGACCCGCTCGATGACGCGCACCGAGGTCTTGTCCGCGCCGAACTTGAACTCGGTGCTGGTGGCGGTCTGCATGGCCTGCCGGTCACCGATGAGGTAGTAGCCGAAGTCCACGAAGTTGATGTCGCCCGCGGTGCCAACCGAGCTGACCTTCTCGGTGAAGATGACCGGGCGGCCGAGGATGCGCATCGGCGGAGTAGCCTCGCCACCGCCGTCGCCGATCCAGATCGCGGACCCGCCGGTGCCCACCGACAGGGCCATGGTGGCCAGCTCGGGGAACGCGTCGTTGTTGATGACCCACACCGCCCGCGAGATCGAGGAGGGCAGCATGCGGGCGTACATCTTGACGATGTTCTCCCACACGATCGTGGCCGCCGGCTGGCCGGACTCCTTCGCCACCGACACGGCGGCCGGGGCATTGAGGTAGCCGAGCGGCTGCCCGACGCCGTTGCCGTCGGTGAACGCGCAGTCCTCGAACCACATCAGCGCCTCGGGGTAGGACTCGGCCATGAACTGCTGGACGGAGATCAGCGAGTCGGAGAACAGCTCGTTGGGGATCTCGCTGTACAGGGTCAGCTTCTTCGCCGAGAGTACGATCCGGCCGAAGGTCGGCGAGGAGTCGGTGAGGGTTCCGCCCTCTTCCGTCCAGTAGCCGATCACGCCGCCGTACACGGAGTTGGCGTTGCTGGTGGAGTCGAGGATCGGGTAGGGGACGGTAAGCGACTCCATCGGTACCACGCGTGCGTTCTTCCGCACGACGGACTGTTCCAGGGCGACCCGCAACAGCTCCGCGCGGAGCACCTCCGGGATCAGGAACCCGCCGTCGGACGGCACGGTGGACCCGAACGAGTTCTGGATGCGGGTGATCTCGGACCGGCCGGCAAGGGCCTCCGCGCTAGTGTTGCCCGTCCAGGTGGTGCCGAAGTAGTCGGCCCAGTTCTGGTACTGCTGGTCGAGTTTGGCTCCGGGGGCCTTCGGGTTGTAGTGCTTGGACCGGGCCTGCGGGATGTCCCCGGGGGTGAGGTTGAGGCGGTTGATCGCGTCGATCTGCCCGTTGCGCAGGACGTCGGCGAACTGGCGCTGTGTCTCGTCCCGGATCTGCTGCTCGATGCCCGGGTCCGCGGTGCGCTGCTTCTGCCCGTAGGCGTCGATGAACTGTGTCAACACCTCGGGGCTCTCGGTGATCTGGGCAAGCTTGCCCATGTCGCCGATCATCTCCGCGAGCTCGTCGGCGTTGCGCGGGACGGTCAGGGTGAGTGCCACTGGTTCCTCCTCAGGATTCCGTCGCGCTGGACGACGAGGCACGGGTCAGACGTTGGATGGCCCCGGCCCAGGTGGTGGGCTGGCCGTTGGTGAGGCGGGAGACGACATCGGCCCACGTAGGCTCGGCCGGCTCGGAGGCGACTGCCATGGGCGCCGGCTCCGCGTCGGGCGCACCGGACTCGCCGGCGCCCCGCGGGTCGGAGCTGGGCGGTTCTTGTCCGTGCTCGCCGAGCGCCTCGGCCGGGGCGGTGTCGTCCGCGTTGCCCTTGGCGTCATCGAGGTGTGCTTGCAGGTGGCGGCGGACGCCGGCCTTCTCCGAGTCGGGGATGTTGGAGCCGTCGAGGCGGGCGAGGCCGTTGCGGCAGGCGGCGAGGTTGGCGGGGCCGCCCTTGGTCTTGTGGTGCGGGAACCGGTAGGAGGCTTTCGCGTCGGGGTCGCCGTCCGGGTCGTACCAGGCGTGGCAGTACCGCAGCACGGATTCCTCGTTGGGCATCGCGGCCACTGCGGCGGGGCCGTCCCAGGCCGCGTCGGTGGTGGCGGTGTGGTGCACGGACGACGCGGTGTCCGCGATCGCCGCGTTGGCCTTGACGGAGGCCCGGAGCGCGGCCACAAGCTGTTCGCCGACGGCGTCGCCGAGGCTGATGGTGAGCGCGGCCGGCGCGGGCTCCTCGGTCTGCGCCTTCGCCGGGGGCGGGCCGGGCTTGGGCCGCTCGGGCTGCGCCGGGCCGTGGTAGCCGTACACGGCGGGGTCGTAGGCGGCGTGCATCTCCGGGTCGCCCTCGGCGGGCGCCTTCCCGGGGACGGCCTCGTCGGCGAGCCCGGCCTTGACGGCGTCCTCGGGCAGGTACCAGGTCTCCGCGCGCATCGTGTCGCGCCACTGCTCGCGGGTGCCGCCGGCCTTGGTGGCGTAGACGTCGGCGATGTTGTCGGAGATGAGCCCGAGGACCTCGGCCATCTTGGTCATCTCGGCGGCGTCGCCCACGCACAGCCCGGAAGCGTCATGGATCATCAGCATGCTGTTCGGCATCATCACCAGCCGGTCACCGGCCATGGCGATCACGGACGCGATGGATGCGGCGAGCCCGTCGATCTGGGCGGTGACGTTCGCGGGGTGTGCGCGCAGGGCGTTGGCGATGGCCAGGCCCTCGAACACGGACCCGCCAGGGGAGTTGATGCGGACGCGGATATTCGGGGCGGTCACGGCCTTGAGGTCGTCCACGAACTGGTCGGCGGTCGCGCCGAACCAGCCCCCGATCTCGTCGTACAGCAGCAACTCCGCCTCGTCTGCGGAAGCGGCGTTCCTGATGGTGTACCAGCGACGCTCGCCCTGCGCCTGCGCCCGGGCCTGCACCGGCCGCTTGGGCTGGAAGTCGGGGACCTCAATCCACGGCATGGGCGGTGGCCTCCCTGGCGGTCACGGGCGGGCGGGCGATACCGGCCGCACGGTTGGTGCATGGATATGCGTGGCTCACCGCTTTACGCCTCCCGTCCCCGGCGTGACAACGGCATCATTCGCATCGCCACGAGGGTAATTGTGCACTAGTAGAGGGGAGTTTGAACACGATCACATGGCCTCTGACCTGGGGTAACGCCTTTTCACCATTTTCGTATCAGGCGCTTCACATTTCTCTAACAGAGAGCCTCGGCGCCGCGCATCAAGCGAATGCGCGTTAGCTCCCATTCGCGTACCATCTGACTGCATGAAGGTAAACACTGCGCAGGGTGAAGCGTCCTCGCGGGTCGATGGGCTGGCCGGGAGAGTGCGGGCGGCGCAGCTGCCATCTCCGGCCGCACGCGCCCACATTCGGCGGGCGGCCCACGTGACGCTCGAAGACTTCGCCGGCGCGCTCGGCGTGAGCCAGATGACGGTCAGCCGGTGGGAGCGGGGCGAGACCGAACCACGTCTGGATCAGCGGGCGGCGTACGCGCAGCTGTTGCGGGAGGTCGCGGCGGCCACGACCGAGACGGCAGACGAGCTGAGCGCTTGACGCCCCCACCGGGCGAAGCCGGTGCGGGTTGAACGCGGTTCAATCCCACGCGATCCGGGCCGCCATCGCCCGCGCGGGGAGGATCAGGAGCCGTCTTCCCCGTCGTTGGCCTTGCCGCGCTTGACGACCGTGCAGCGGCAGTTCGCCGCGCCGAGGCAGTGGATGTAGCCGGAGCCGCCCGGGTAGTCCTTGTAGGCGTCGGCCCGGTTGCGGTACGTCTTGCCGTTGTTGTCCACGCAGGGCTGGCATGAGTTGTCGTCGTCCGCGCACACCGCGACCCACCGCATCGCCGCATCGGGCCCGTCGAGCAGCCGGGCGACCGCCTCGCGGAAGGATGCGACCGGAGGCGCGGACGGGGCCGCGTAGCGCATCGGGGGCAGGCCCACGGTTGCGAGGATGTCCTCGTCGTTCCATCCGGCCGCCCGCAGCTTCGCAGCCGCCTCGGCCCGGGCGGTGAGCTGCGCCGCCTCGGCCTCGACGTCCGCGGGGACGGGGCTGACGTAGTCGAACTCCAGGCCCTCGGCGGACGCCCCGTACATGGGCAGCAGCCGGGTGTTCAGCGCGGCCTTGGTGCGTTCCAGGCGGGGCACGAGGAGCCAGCGGCCGAAGACCAGCTCGGCGGCGTCGGCGTTGGCCCGGTTCACGTCGTCGACGCTGCCGAGCATGGGCTTGGGGAACCCGAACGCCGTGCGGATCTTCTCGTCGCCGACCTGCGACAGCTCCACGAACTGCATGTCGCGCTGGGAGAACTTGTTGCCGACCCACTTCAGGCCGTTCTCCAGGATCGCCACCCGGTGCGCGTTGCCGACGCCGCGGTGCTGCTCCGCCCAGCGGGCGCGCGCCTCGTCGAACTCGGGATCCGACAGGCGCCTGTCGACCTCGACAATCCCGCCGGGCTCGGCGGAGTTGAGGAAGAAGTTCCGGTTCCACTCGACGCCGTAGCGCACCGAGTCCAGGTCCAGCATCACGGTCTGGACGGGGCCGAGGCCGCGGTACGGATCCATGGGGTTGGGGCGCCGCTGGAAGATGACCTCGTTGAGTTTGAGGGTCACCTGCTCGCCACCCGGGCCGAGGTAGCGGTACTCGGCTATGAAGTCGTCCGGGTCGGGGACGGGCTCCATGCGGTCGGGGCGGACCGGCCACAGTTCCAGGGGGATCGTGAACCGCGGGTCGCGGGCGACGATCCACCACTGCTCGCCGACGAGTTCCTCGTGCTGCTGGGTGGCTTCGCGGAACGCGGGGCCGGTCATGAACGGGTTGGGCTTGTTCCACAGGTCGAGGGCCGCGTGGGAGGTGACCTCCTTGCGGTCCTCTTTCAGGCCGGACTTGGCTTTGCGGTACAGGCGCCACTCGACTTGCGAGTACGAGGTGATGATGCGGTCGACGATCGCGTAGAGGACGCCGCTGGTGCCCTGGGCGCGCATCTGTGCCTGCATGCCGCCGGGCCGGGCGAACAGGCCGCCGATACCGCGGGCGCCGGGGGGCGCGTAGGGGACGGGTGCGCGGTTGCGGAAGGCGCGGAGGGGGTCCAGCAGGCTGCTTCCCACGGGCTCCTCCGATCAGCTCTTCGCTACCGTGTGCATCAGCACCACCGCGATCCCGCCGACGATGAGCCCCACACCCAAACCGCCGATTCTCCCGCACCCTACAGCGATGAGTGTAAATCCCCCCGTCAACACCGACCAGGACAGGAACTCCTTCGGTAGGCGGGCCAAGAGCTTCCACACGGTGACCTCCAGGTTGAGTGACAGACGGCGACCCGGGCGGGTCACATCCAGCGGATCCGCGGCCGGCCCGCGCTGTAGAACGCCAGCAGCAGAGCATCCGCATTATCGGGACTGCGGCCGAGGCGCTTGCGGATGTCGTCCTTCGGCTCGACCCGGATGCGCCCTTGCGGATCCACCGACCAGCGCGGCTCCAGCAACTGGGCAACCGTCGTATCCCCGTTGGCCATCGCGGACAGGTCCCACCCGCCCCGCTCGGACAGGCCACGCCCGACCTGCCACCACAGCTCGGCCCGCAGGTTGATGAACTTGTCCGGCTCGGACGCCCGCTCCGCGACGTTCACGGCCTCGATGTGCGCCCGGTGCGTGCCCTGGTTGGCGAGGTTCCGCAGCTCCCCGATCACACCGAAGCCGATCCCGATGGAATCGACCTTCACCGCGGTCGCCCCGGTCTCGCGGATCGCGGCGAGGATCATCGGGGCGATCTTCTCCGGCCGGTCCGTGGTCGCCCGCCACTCCCGCCCGGCCCACCGGCCACGCCGCTCCCGGATCACGGTCTCGTCGCCGCCGCCGCCGACGTCCACGCCCAACTCGACGGGCAGCAACTCCTCCTCCGCCGGCGCCACATCGGACGGGATGCGGCAGGCCGCCACATCGGCCGTGCGCACCACCTGGTTCGGGGCGTCGTCGGCGAACTCCCCGAGGACCTTCGACCGGTACAGCGGGTTGTCCTCGCCCCACTCGCGGCGCTTCTCCTCCACCCAGGACGCGGACACCAGCACCTGCTGTAGCTCCTCGGGTACGTCCTCGCTGGTGAGGTTCGGCGAGTCGTAGGCGGAGATGCCGATGACGTGCCAGCCCGAGCCGGGCATGCACACCTTCCGGAAGTGCGCGGCCGGGTTGTCGGGGTTGCCGATGGCCAGGATCCTGCAGTCCGAGTTGGTGGTCAGTGCGTCCGCGGCGATCCACAGCTGCTCCGGGACGCCGCACGCCTCGTCGATGACGACGAGGACGTACCGGGCGTGGATGCCCTGGAAGCTGGATTCGTCCTGGTCGGCGGGCTTGCGGCCGTAGGCGACCATCTCGTCGTCGATGAACCACTCGGTCTGGTTCACCCTGCCGGGGAGCTTGCCGCGCTTGTGGTTGCGGCGGATGTACCGCCACAGGATCGCCCGGACCTGTGCCGCGGTCGGTGCGGTGGTGACGACGAACGCCTCACCGGGCGGGTGGGTGTCGAGCCAGTGCGCCACCGCGACGGCGGCGATGTGGGACTTGCCCACGCCGTGGCACGACCGGACAGCGACCCGCCGGTGGTCGCGGATCGCCTTGAGGATCTCCCGCTGCTTCGACCACGCCATCTGTCCCAGTCGCTCGGTGACCCACCGCACCGGGTCCGCCCCGTACTTGCTGGTGCGTGCGGCGAGGGTCCGCCGGTCGAGCTGGGACTTCAGGGAGTCACGCAGCAGCTTGAGCTGGCGGGTGTCGCCGGCGCGCACCAGCTGGTCGATCTGCTGCTGGACCCGGTCGAGGTCAGGTGCCGGGCTGGTCATCGGCAGCGTTCTGGGCGAGGGCGGTCAGCAGGTCCCCGATTTCCCGGCCGATGTTCTCGGCGTCCACGCTCACACGGGCCGGCGCGTCGAGGCCGAGGAGTTTGCGGCGGGACTCCGACAGGGCGCGGATGCGGTCCACAGCCTGGAGAGCCGGGGCGTCGTCGAGGATCGGGGTGCCGTCGTCATCGACGACGACCTTGCCGTGGGAGACGGTGACGTGCTCACGCAGGAGTACCGCGAGCGCGGCGTCGTGGGCGTCCTCCAGCCGGGCCAACTCCACCGCGCGGGCCTGTTCGGCGGGTTCGGTGAGGGTGTCGCGGAACGCGCGGGCGACGGCCTGGTGGGCGCTGGAGACGGACACGCCGAGCGCGGCGGCGATGGCGCGGTACGACAGCCCCTGGCCGCGGAGCTGGGCGGCACGGGCGTCGTGGTCGACCTTTTCGGGGCCGCGGATGAAGCTGCCCTGGCTGTTGCGGACGGGCTCGGTCACGGTGCGCCTCCTTTCTGGGTGTCGATCGTCGCACGAGGGGCGCAGGTGTAGCGGATTTCGGTCGCGGGACGGGCGAGGGCGGCCCACACGAAGCAGACCGCCAGCGCCACGGTGATGCCCCTCACGGGGCGGGCGGCTGGGGGTGGATGAGGCGTCCGGCGGCGTCGTACCAGTCGAGTCGGATCAGGTATGGGGTGGCCTTGCCTCCGTGGTAGCGAGCGCCGTAGAGGGGCTCGACGCGGGCGGCGCCTTCGGGTGCGTCCGGGATGTCGAGGGTGTAGATGGTTCGGAGGCCCATGTCGGCGAGGGATCTGCCGACGACGGTGGCGTTGAATGCCTTGAGGTAGTCCTCGAACCGCTCGGGCCCGATGACGTCGACAAGTTCCGTGGACGCGGAGAGGCGTATCGGCATGGGTCAGCGCTCCTTCGGGGTGGTGTGCTCGGCGGCGAGGTGTTCGCGGGCCTTGCGCTCGGCATAGGCCCGGTCGCTGAGGTCGAGGTGCAGGGCGCCTTCGCAGGTGCCGTGGCCCCAGCAGCGGAACACCCACGCCCGCGAGCCCCGATCGGCGCGGTACTCCTCGATGTCGATGAAATCGGGCAGCGGATCGGCGGCGGGCATGCCCGCGGCTTCCTCGCCCGGCTCGGCGGGCGGGGTCCAGCCGAGGGCTTCGAGTACGGCCCGGGACGCGGGGCTGATGTAGACCCGGGCCCCCGCGTGCTGGATCTCGGTGATGTCGATGACGGGGATGTTCAGTTCGACGCTGGTCGGCTGGCCGGCGCGCATGGTGACGGTGATGGCGTCGACGCCGTTGGCGATGTTCGTGCCGTCGAGGAGGACTTGGGCGCCGAGGGCGCCTGCCTTGCTGGTGATGCTGATGCTTCGGGAATGGGCCATGGGTCAATCCTCCGTGACGGGCCGGTAGCGGTCGGTGCGGTGGCCGCAGGTGCACTTGGGGTCGGTGCAGTACTCGTCTTGGGGTGCGCGCTGGTCAGCGGCGGTGGCACAGGTCGGGCAGATCATCGTGCACCTTGCTTCGTCTCGTTGTGGGCCTTCAGGGCTTGGGAGATGGCGCCGGTGCTGGGGTTCTTGCCCTTGTTGGCCCCCTCCGCGATGCGGAGGTGGGGCTGGATCTGGCGGATGCTGAAGCCCTTCTCTCGTAGGGCCACCGCCTGGACCATCAGGGCCTCGGTCATCACCGGGCGGCGTCCGCCGACGCGGCCGCGTTTGCGGGCTGCTTCGAGGCCGTCCTTGGTCTTCTTGACGATGTCGCGGCGCCGCTCGGAGGCGAGGACCAGGGCGAGTTCCAGGAGGAGGTTCATCTCCTTGTGCTCGCCGGCGCCCACGCCTTCGAGGACCTTGACGGCGATGCTGCGGTTGAAGAGTTCGGCGAGGGTCACCAGTCCGGTGAGGGTGTCGCGGCCGAGGCGGTCGACTTCCTGGACGCAGAGCATGTCGCCGTTGCGGAGGTATTCCAGGGCGGCGCTGAGGCCGGGGCGTTCGGCGACGGTGAGCTTGCCGGAGACCTTCTCTTCGAAGACCTTGGCGCAGATGGGGTCGAGTGCGTCGTGCTGGCGGTCGACGTTCTGCTTGTCGGTGGATACGCGGACGAGTCCGATCAGTGCCATGTCATCTCGTATTCATCAAAGGAGAGTTGGGGTGTTCCTGAACGATACCAGTTGATGAATCGTTTGGTGAACGATTTCGGGTGCCCAAAAGGCCACCCGGGCCCGGTCGTTCACCGATCCCACCTAACGACCGATTGATGAACAGCCGCCACGGGCAACTCACTCCCCGAACAGCCCGTCCTGCTCGACCTCGAACCGCCCGGCCCCGGGTGCGGTCCGCATGCCGAGTTTCGCGGCGCAGTCCTCGCCGAGGCCGAGCGTGCGCGCGGTGCGTCCCGTCAGCGGGTGCCCGCACACCCGGCAGCGGACAACACGCCGCCCCGCCGCCAGTTCCTCGTCGGTGGCGAGGCCGGGCAGCGGGGCGGGGTCGGGGTGCATGGGGTTCAGTGTGCGTCAGGCGCGCCACATGGCCTTGAGTGCCTGGCCGAGGAGCCGTTCGGCGTGCGGGTGTGCGTCGGGTCGTACCCAGGTGTCGAGGAGACGCCGCGCGTGGTGGTGGGTTTCGCGGTCGATGATCTGCATGAAGGCGAGCTGTTCGAAGAGGCTGAGGCGTATGACGGGCCGCCGATCGCCGGGACTGCGGCGGCTCACCTCAGCTCCGGCCCCAGCTCCGTCCCGATGGCGGCGCCCGGGATGCCGGGTGCGATCTGGTCGCCGCGTTCCAGCCGCATCTGCGTGAGGTAGGTCAGCAGGTCGAGGGCTTCCTCCCAGGCGTCGGTGAGGGCGTCGCGGCCGTTGTGGGTTTCCAGGGGCCGGCCGTATTTGCGGGTGCCGTAGTCGCGTCGTTCGGCGAGTGCCCGGATGAGCGCGGCCTGGACGGGCTGGCGGCCGGGGGTGGGGAGTTGCTGGTCGCGTTCGGGGTCGCGGGTCTGGGACACGGTCAGTCCTTCGGGGTGGTGCCGGTCGGGATCGGGTCGTCGAGGGCGCGGATGGTGGCGCAGGGCCACGGGGTCCAGTGGGTGCGGCCTGCGGGGTCGTCGGATTCGGCGGCGCACACGGTGACGGGGCCGTCGAAGTACTCGGCGTCGGGGCCAGCGCCGGTGGGGGGCTCAGCGGGCCAGGTGACGGGCCGGTGCAGCTCCCGGACGCGGGCGAGCGCGGCCTCGGCCTGCCCGGTGCGGGTGCG